ATTAATATAAAAAAGAAAAAAAATGGCTATTTTAAATGGAACTGAAATAAAAGTTTACAGCACTGGAACAACTAATCTTGTTGCATTTGCTCAAAACTGTACGTTGAATGTAAATCATTCACCAAGAGAAATTACAAACAAAGAATCTGGAGGATATAAAGAAATTTTAGAAGGATTAAGAGATTTTTCAATTGATATTGATGGAGCTTATGCTTGGACAGCTGCAAATGGATCAGCTTTAGCAAATGGAATAGATGATTTATTACAAACTAATATTCTTGCAACTCCAATCGTTAAGGTTGATTTTATCTTTGGTGATACTCAAGCTACAAGTGATGTTAGCTACGCAGGAAGTGGGTTTATAACATCAATAAGTTTAACTGGTGGTACTGAAGATACAGCAACTTATTCAATGAGTATTGAAGGAACTGGGATATTAGCTCAAACAGTATCTTAATAACTTAGGTGAGGAGCTTTGGTACTTTTTGTTTAGTACCATTGCTCCAATCCTTACTAAACTAAACAAAAAAATGAATTATACTTTTATAGAAATAAACAAACAAAAACTGCCAATTAAGTTTGGTTTTAATGCTTTGAGAAAATATTCATCTAAAACAAATACATCATTGCAAGATTTAGATAAACTTGGTGTGGACATGACATTAGATGGTGCTTTAAATTTAATATATTGTGGCATTGAGGATGGACATAGAGCTGCAAAGCAAGAGTTTAAATTAACTATTGATGATTTGGCTGATTTAATAGATAATGATTTTGATTGCATAGGAAAAGCAATGGAAATATTAGCTGAGCAAATGGGTGGTAATACTGAAAAAAAGCAGAAAGCCAAGAAGTAAAAAATAAACTCTCTTGGCGAGAATTAGAGAAGATTGCTTTTGGTCAGTTAGGCATGGGAGTAAATGAGTTTTATGATTACTTGCCTAAGCATTTTTGGAATAAGTTGGATGGCTTTTACCAGCTTGAAAACATAAGGGAAAGAGGCAATTGGGAAAGAACAAGATGGCAAACAACTTTGTTGTTAAACATACAAATGTCAAAAGGCAAAAGGTTAAAGCCAACTGATTTGATAGAGTTTGAATGGGACAAAAGTAGTAAAAAAATAGATTACGAAAAACTAAAAGCAAAGGCAGAATATGTTAAAAAAATGTCAGAATATAAAAACAACAAATAAATGGGATTAGGTTTAGTTGGTAAATTGACTGTAATGTTTGGGGCTGATTTCAAAGGCTTTGACAAGTCAATGAAAAATGCTCAGAAAAAATTAGGTCGGTGGAGTAGAGATGCTAATAGAATTGGTAATCAATTAACAACAAATCTTACATTGCCTATTGTTGCTTTAGGAGCTGGAGCTGTTAAATTAGCATCTGATTTTGAGGAATCATTAAACAAAGTGAATGTAAGTTTTGGAGAATCTTCTAAAGAAGTTCAAGCATTTGCAAAAACAACATTAAAAAGTTTTGGTATTGCAGAAGGATCAGCATTAGAAATGGCATCTTTATTTGGTGACATGGGAACATCTATGGGTTTAACTCAACAACAAGCATCTGGCATGAGTACATCTTTAGTTGGTTTAGCTGGGGATTTATCATCATTTAAAAACATAAGGCTTGATATAGCCCAAACAGCTTTAGCAAGTATATTTACTGGAGAAACTGAATCTCTTAAAAAATTAGGTATTGTAATGACAGAGGCAAATCTTAAGCAATTTGCATTAGAACAAGGCATTACTAAAACTATAAAACAAATGACTCAAGCTGAAAAAGTTCAGCTGAGATATAACTTTGTTATTTCTAAATCTCAAAATGCTTTAGGTGATTATGCAAGAACAAGTGATGGTGTTGCTAATAGTACAAGAAATTTACAAGAAAGTGTAAAAGAATTAGGAGAACAATTTGGAAAAGAATTATTACCAATAGCAAGTGATGTAATTAGAGTGCTAACTAATGTTGTTACAAAAATTGGCAGCATGAGTGATGAAAATAAAAAGTTAGCCATCAACATTGCTTTAGTTACTGCTGCATTTGGTCCATTGTTTAAAGCTGCTGCTGCATTTTTAAGTGTTGTGCAAAAACTAATAATATTTATTCCAAGATTATATGCTGTAATAATGGGACCAGTTGGTATTGTTGCAGCCTTAGCAGCCTTATTTATAAAATTAGATGAAGGTGATGGTTTTGTTGATAATACAAGAAAAGGATTTCAGAAATTAAAAAATGCAATATTTGGAGTAAACGAGGAAGTTAAAAAATTAGATTTTAGCTTAATGCAAGACATTGCAAAAACTGATCCAAATGACATAAGAAAAAGAATGTTAGCTGGTAAAATACCATTTATAAAACCACCAGCAAAAACAACTCCAAAAGGTAAAACAGCAAGAACAGATGAAACATTTATTGCTGCAATGGATTCATTGCCAGTACAAAAATTAAATGAAGAACTTGCTAAAATACCAGATCAATTAAAAAATGTAGAGGCACCATTAAGAAAATTATCTCAAGCACAAAAAGAATATAATGCACAAACACAGTTATTTGGAGATATTATGTTTAATTCTATGATGAGAGCTGCAAACAGTCAAGAAGGATTTTTTAGTTCTTTTATAGAGAATATGAAAAAGGCATTAAAACAACTTATGATACAATTAGCTGTAATGACTGCAATCAACTTTTTATTAGGTGGAAAAGGGTTTTCATTAGGTGATGCTTTTTCAGCTGCAAAAACATCTATATTAGGATTAGCAAGTGGTGGTTTAGTTACTGGTCCTACAATGGCTCTTGTTGGTGAGGGAATGGGTACATCGGCTTCAAATCCGGAGGTCGTGGCTCCATTAGATAAATTAAAAGGAATGATAAATGGTGGAGGTAGTCAGCAAGTTGAGGTTTATGGTAGAATAAGTGGAAACGATATTTTTATAAGTAATCAGAGAGGAAGTTTAAACAGACAAAGATCAGTTTAATATATGGCATTTGCTAAACAGTATTATTCATCATATAAAAGTAATAACAATTTAGATTATTATTTAGAGATTTTTGTAGAGGGATTTGATTCTTCTGCAACTGAAATTTCTGTTGGTGCTGGTGGTCCAGTTATATCTTATGAAACAGATCAAGAGGACAGATTTTCACCAATTTTAAGCTCACAATGTGTATTGCCTTTTGTTGTAAAAAACACATCATTACAAGCCTTTATTCAGTTACTAAGAACAACTTATCAAGAAAGACAAGTTTATATACATTTATATAGAGCAACATCATCTACTTATACAACAACAAAACCAATCTGGTCTGGATTTTTAGTTATGGATTTAGGAAGTGGAGAGGATGTTTCTTTTCCTTATGAGCAAAAACTAACATTTGTTGATGGTTTATCTTTATTAAAAGATATTGATTTTGCACAATTTCCAGCTGGAGCTCCTGATCCAACTCCAGAAGATCCAAATCCAATACCTTATGAAGAGAGAACGCAGGGCAATTATCTAAATCAAAATATGTATTATGGTCCAGCAATATATACTTATTGGATTAAGGAAATATTAGCAAAAGCTGGTTGTGCAACAACAACTCAAGGTGTTTCAATAGACTATGGTTTCACCACAGCTGTTAATTGGTACAATGCTGATATGCAAAATACTAATCAAGGAAGTGATCCATTGGGATTAACACAATGTATTGTTTCTATGTTTCACACTAAAAATGATCAAGATGTTTTTACTCCAGAAAATTGCTATACTGTTTTAAAAGAATTATTAAGACATTGGGGTGCAAGAATTACTTATTGGAAGCATGAGTTTTGGATTGTCCAAATACCAGAATATATTCAAGATGAAAGTGGCTTAATAGATAATCCAGATAACATAAACTCAAGGCAATATAATCGGTTTGGGACATTGCTTGGAAGTCAAGACCATTTAGGTGACACATATTATACAAGATATGAGCAAACAATACAAAGCAATCAAGTAAGTAAATTAGTTGGAACAAAGTATAATTACTTGCCAATGATTCATAATGCAGAAGCTGATTTTTTAAGTTTTGCCTCCAAAAATTATTATGGTGGTTTTCCTTATGGAATAACTGCTGAATCTCAAGAGATATTTCAAGGAACAATTGTTGATCCATCAACAGCTAATTTCTTATGGTTGTCAGTTCCATTAAACTGGGTTTGGGATATGACTTTAGCTGGGTCAACAACAGTTGATTTGTCAAATGGTCATACTGATGGCTGGTGGTGTTCTGTAAAGTTTAATTTTTATGCAAGTGATGGTACGACAACTTATTATTTACAATATGATTCAAGTAGTGGCTCTTATTATTGGGTCTTAGAAGCTGATTGGTCACCTTTAGGAAGTACATCACCAAGATATGTAATTAAATCGAAAAGTTTAACAGAAACAAATTATATTGGATTTCAAGAACAAATTCCTTTTGTTGATAGTTCTGGAAGTACTATTACAATGTCTGGAGCATGGAGTTTCTTTTTTGATATAGAAGATTATGGAACAAGCAGCTCTAATCCTGGCTCATTTTATTGCAATTTTAGTGGTTATAATAATCCAACAAAAATGCGTAATCCTCAAACTAATATAACCATAATTACTCAACTTGGTTTGCCAGTAAAATCTGGAACAGTTAGTTGGTCAAATTCATTGCAAGATCCAAGTGCAATTGCTGTGCCAAGTACAATTCTTAATCCAGCTGGTTTTAATGCTGGAACAAGTCAAGCCGATATAAGATTAGCAACTCAAAGCTCTTTTAAAGGTTTTTTACAAACATTAAACACAACACAAAGCGCATCTTTTGGATTGTCTTTAAATTCTCAAATAAACAATAGTACAAATACAGAAACATTTAGTTTTGGAACATTATTGTGGGGTGATGCTATACAACAATTTGCCATAGGTTGTTTAAGAGTAAACAATGGAACTACATTTGTAAAAACAAATCCAGCTGGTGAATGGGGTAGAGGAACATTGACTGGTGATAGTACATTTACAGAATTACTTATTGATGAATTTTTAAGTGGACAAATAAAAGTTGTTATTGCTCCAACTATGAGATTAGCTGTTGGTGAAGAAAATAAAAATCAGACTGGTGCTGCAAGTGGTGGTGGCACAGCTGATAGACCAAGATATGTTAATCCAATTGGTAGACTAAGAGAGTTTAGAAGCGATGAAACAGATCCAGAGTATATTTTTAGAAGAGGAAGTTTTTATTCTTTATATGATGAATGGGATTATGAAGGTTATCAAATTTTAAGAGATACAGTAAGCTCAACAACAACAACAACTG